CGATACGCATAGCAAATACTTTACGCCGTTCGCCGTCGCCGTGATAACCAATTCCACATTTTTTTAAATCATAATAATAATTGGCTTCTGCTTTCAAAAGTTCATCTTCCGTCCAAGAAGCAATTGTCTCTCTAATTTTTTGTGTCAATGGAATGTGTTTATACGCAACAATGCGACCCTTGCCTTCTTCATACGTCGGTTCTTGATCTTCATCATCAAAACACAAATTCCAACGCGCATGCTTGTTTACTACTCTTCCACGCATTAATGCCTTTTTATCTACAACTAATTCTTTATGCTCTGTGTTGAGTGCAATTGTATCGCGGGTGTTCAATATAAATTGAACACCTTTACGAATAACTAAAACACACGCTTCTTCGGCCACCCCTTCTCCTTGCCATTTTTCATTTAAATTTATATATTCTGTTTTTACGCCCATTTCTCCAAGTTTATCAGACAATTTGTGTAATTGTTCGATAGAATATCCGTGTTCATGTAGCTTGCCGATTTTTTGCATACGCGCATGATTCTCGGCAACATCTCCAAATGTGATTGTGCTAACACTTTTAGGTGCAGAAGCCATCTTTATCGTATATTTGTAATAACTAGTAATAACTGTGCCATTTCAATTTTACGAATATCCATATATTGTAGCAGTAATACGTATTAAAAATATTGAAAGTGTAAATGTATTTTACCATTATTTATTATCATTATTTATTACCATTATTTATTACCTATTATATATATATAGAATATGGACCCCAAAAGTAAACGTAAAACAAAAAAATATAGTCGCAAACGTAATAATACTAATACTAATACGATGCGATGTGCTCCTAATACCGATAATTCAACAAACGAGTTTACATGCTATAGTTCTCAGAATTTAAATATGATGAAAACCGAATGGAATCTAAAACACCCAGAATCAAAAATTACGGTTGTAGACGATTATGAAATATGGAAAGAGCTCAATTCGCGTTTATCAAATAAATGTGAAATAGAATCGTGTTGGATGAAGCAGCAGTTCATTGTTAATAAGATAGACGATAAATTCAACGAAAATATTATATTTGCTCCAAAATCTCCATTAAGTTGGAAAAAAAAACATACAACTTGGTTGAATAGTGAAAACCTTGAAGCGGTTATGAATCAATATGAATTAACATATCCTTCGTTTAGATTTATAGGACCGACGCCAATAGACTTTGATATCCGAAACGCAACGAATAAATGTGTATGGGATGAACTATGTACACTTGATTTGAAAACCATGATTTCAAATGGAATAAAAAAAATAGGTATTATTTTTAATACTGATACGCATGATAATAGTGGAAGGCATTGGATATCAATGTTTATTGATATACCAAATGAATTTATGTTTTTCTTTGATAGTAATGGACCAAGCGCTCCTCCTGAAGTGATAAAACTACGAGATAGACTTTCATCTCAGGCTAAACAGTTGGGTATAAAACTAAAATACGATTCAAATAAAAATTTTAGACATCAAAGAGGAAACACCGAGTGCGGTATGTATTGTCTTTTTTTTATAATCTCATTAATCACAGAAAAATATAGTTATAAACATTTTAAATTATCGCGTATAAGTGATGAATTTATGGAAAAGTTGCGCGACATATATTTTAATATTCAATTATAAAAATTGAATTTAATATACTTTAAATATTAAATACATCTTTAATGGCAATTCATACTACAGAGTTTGACGCCAAAAATTTCACAGAACCACCACACGATGTTATTAATTCGTATTTCAAAGGACACCATTTACAACGATTAGTAGAGCATCAAATAACATCATATGATGATTTTATCAATTTACAAATGCACAAAACCATTCGCATGTTCAATCCAATTCGTGTTTGTTCCGACCACGATTTAGACAGAGCATTAAATAAATATAAACTGGAAATATTTATTACGTGTGATAATTTAACAATACAAAGGCCACAAATACACGAAATAAATGGGTCGTCTAAAATAATGTTACCGCAAGAAGCTAGAAATAGAAATTTCATGTATGCGGGAGACATGACAATTGATATGGGGTTCAGATTTGTTGTAAGAAGCGGGCCTGCATTGGAATCAATATCTGTATTAAATCACACATTACCAAATATAAATATAGGTAAAATGCCAATAATGGTAGGGTCAAGCATCTGTATTTTGAAATCACTAGCCAATATAAGCATAGAGAATAAGGGCGAGTGTAAGTTTGATACTGGTGGATATTTCATAATAAATGGCTCTGAGAAAACATGTATTGGACAGGAAAGAGCAGCTGAAAATATTATTCAATGTTTCAATGTTTCAAAATCCAATCCAAAATGGACGTGGGGTGCAGACATTAAATCAATTCCCGACTCCAAATGCATATCACCCAAACAGTTATCAATGACTATATCAGCTAAAAATTCCGGAATGGGAGGTAATGGAATATGGGTACAAATTCCACGTCTCAAAAATCCTATACCGTTATTTGTTATATTCAGGGCAATGAATGTAATAAGTGACAAAGAAATCTGCGATTATGTTACACTAGACGCATCAAATGAAGATAATTCGGTTATTCTTAATGCATTGATGGGGTCTATTATAGATTCAAATAGTTTCATGACAAATGATTGCGCCATGAAACATATTGTAAATAACGTTATGTTTACGCCGCACCCTGGAACATCAAAAGACGTCGGTGCGGTAATTAAACATAAATTTGCAATGGACGTTATTGCTGGTGATATTTTTCCACACTGCAATACTACAAAACAAAAGGTATGTTTCCTAGGATACATGGCAAACCATTTGATAAAATGTAGTTTAGGAATTGAACCGCCAAGCGATAGAGACGCGTTCAATAATAAACGGATAGATTTAACGGGGACATTGTTAAATAATTTATTTAGAAACTATTATAATAAAATGATAAAGGAAGTTCAGAAACAGACGGGGCGAGAAATAAATAACGGTTCGTGGCGATCTAATAGAGATTATGTGTCTATTATAACAATGACTAATATTTATAAGATTGTACGGCCATCAACTATTGAAAATGGGCTAAAGAGGGCATTATCTACTGGTGACTTTGGAGTGAAGCAGACAACAACAAACAACCTAAAGGTAGGTGTTGCGCAAGTTCTTAATCGTTTGACATATATATCAGCATTGAGTCATCTGAGGCGCATAAATACCCCAATTGATAAAAATGGTAAGCTTATACCACCCAGAAAACTACACCCTACATCATGGGGGTTTCTATGTCCGGCAGAAACACCAGAAGGGGGTAGTGTTGGTGTTGTCAAGAATATGGCTTATATGGCACAAGTAACGATTAGTTCCAATAGTGCTCCATTGTATGAATTTGTCGCACCATATATATGTTTAATAGAGTCATTGGATATTAAAGAGGCAATGAATAAAACAAAGGTTTATATTAATGGATTATGGGTTGGAATAACAACAGACTCTGTTAACTTATACAATTCACTTAAATTCAAAAAACATCGCGGAATTATAAATATATTCACGTCGGTTGTATTTGACATACGGCGAAATGAAATACGGCTGTGTTCTGATGCTGGGCGTATTATTCGCCCCGTGTTTCGTGTTCATGATAACAAATTATTAATAACACCTGATATAATTACACGATTAAATAGTAATAGTTTAACATGGGATGATTTATTTACAGACAACCTGATTCCATTTAGTGTACTGGAATACATTGATGCGTCTGAGCAAAATGCCAGCAGAATTGCTATGAATATAGTAGAACTAGAAAATAAGCTTGTGCGATTTACACATTGTGAAATACATCCCAGTACTATATTTGGAATTCTTGCATCGTGTATTCCATTCCCTGAAAACAATCAATCACCTCGTAATACATACCAGAGCGCAATGGGAAAACAAGCACAGGGTTGGCCTGCGACTAATTTTGACATACGGATGGACAGAACTGCATATGTATTGACATACCCGTCAAGGCCGTTGGTTGATACTCGGTTGATGGATATGATTGGATTGCATAGTCTTCCATCTGGGAGTCAAATAATTGTAGCTATTATGACCCATACTGGATATAATCAAGAAGATAGTATATTATTTAATAAGGGATCGGTAGATAGAGGATTGTTTCAGGCGACAATATATCATACGGAGAAAGATGAAGATAAGAAAATTCACGGAGACGAAGAACTTAGATGTAAACCCGACCCGCTTAAGACAAAGGGGATGAAGTTTGGAAATTATGACAAATTAAATTCACTTGGAGTAATACCAGAAAATACATTAGTTGAGAATCGGGATATTATAATTTCAAAAGTTCATCCGATAAAGGAAGCACGGAATGACCCGTCAAAGCGGATTAAATTTAGCGACCAGAGTAAGATTTATAGAACGTCTGAGGAGACGTATATAGATAAAAATTACATGGACAGAAACGGGGATGGATATTCATTTTGCAAGGTGAGGCTTAGAACGGTAAGAAAGCCGAATATTGGAGACAAATTCAGTAGTCGTCATGGACAAAAGGGAACTATTGGAAACATAATCCCGGAACATGATATGCCGTTTATGGCGAATGGTATTAAGCCAGATATAATAATTAATCCGCACGCAATTCCGTCTCGTATGACAATAGCGCAGTTAAAGGAGACATTACTAGGTAAGATTTTATTGGAACTTGGAATGTTTGGAGACGGAACAAGTTTTGGTACGCTGAGTGTAAATGAAATTAGAACCGAATTACGACGTATAGGGTATGAGTCAAATGGAAATGAATTGTTGTACAACGGACAGACTGGCGAGCAATTGGAGTCGTCTGTATTCATAGGGCCGGTATTTTATCAACGTCTCAAACATATGGTTGCTGATAAGAATCATAGTCGCAGTTCTGGGCCGATGGTTAATATGACTAGGCAACCGCAGGAAGGACGCTCAAATGATGGTGGACTTAGATTTGGTGAAATGGAGCGAGATTGTATGTGTTCGCACGGAGCATCGCGATTTACAAAGGAGCGTATATATGATGTATCAGATGCGTTTAGTGTGCATGTATGTAAGCGATGTGGTCTTATTGCGGTGTATAATGACAAGTT